TCTCACAGTTTAAGAACCCAAAGTTCCCCCCATAGGGGTCCCTAAAGCCCAGCCAATCACCTAAAGCCAACCGAAGGTTGACCTTGAGGGTTCCCTAAGGGTTGGGATGACCCTTTAGTTGTCTCTTTGGGTTTACCTTGAGTGTCTCTTCTTGTCCCTATCTGTTACAGCCTCCTAAAGTATCCTCCTAAAGTCACCTCCTAAAGTCATTCCTACCGTCTACAACCTAAAGACTACACTTAAAGACACCATGAGTCAACGCCTATCTTAAAGTATCCTTAAAGACCAGACCTAAAGACCAGACCTAAAGCCTATTCCTAAAGATGCCTTGTCGTTACCTATAAAGTGATAATCTTTATTCATTGTCTTTAATACGACTCACTATAGGGGAGACTACTTAAAGAGGACTTAAAAGGGAGAAATTAAAGAATTTAAAAAAGAGTATTGACTTAAAGAGTCCTAGGGTTTACTATTCACATCGTCAACGGGACAACGGCCTTAAAGCCACTCCCTGAGATACCGGAGTCAACCGGATAAGTAGACAGCCTGATAAGTCATACGAAAAACAGGCATTGACAACATGAAGTAACATGCAGTAAGATGTATCACATAGCGTCAACCAACTGATGCGGTGTCTTCTAGGTGACTTAAGCGCACCACGGCACATAAGGTGAAACAAAACGGTTGACAACACGAAGTAAACACGGTAAGATGTACCACGAAATGACGGAACAGTGAGTCACCACACTGAAAGGTGATGCGGCCTAACGAAACCTGACCAAAGACGCTCTTTAACAATCTGGTAAACGGCTCTTGAGTGTACACACGTAGCGGATAACTCAAGGGTATCGCAAGGTGCCCTTTATGATATCCACTAACAACACTATGAGGTAACACACAATGGCTATGTCTAACATGACTTATAACAACGTTTTCGATCACGCTTACGAAATGCTGAAAGAAAACATCCGTTATGATGACATCCGTGACACTGATGACCTGCACGATGTAGTACACATGGCAGCCGATAGCGCCGTTCCGCACTATTACAGCGACATTTTCAGCGTAATGGCAAGCGAGGGCATTGACCTTGAGTTCGAAGACTCTGGTCTGATGCCGGACACCAAGGACGTAATCCGTATCCTGCAAGCGCGTATCTATGAGCAACTCACGATTGACCTCTGGGAAGACGCTGAGGACTTACTGAACGAGTACCTTGAGGAAGTCGAAGCAGAAGAGGACGAAGAGTAATGACTAACAACACCACGCAATACGGTCTGACCGCTCAAACTGTACTGTTCTATAGCGACATGGTGCGCTGTGGCTTTAACTGGTCGCTCGCAATGGAACACCTTAAGGAACTGTACGAAAACAACAAGGCAATAGCCTTGGAGTCTGCCGAGTGATAGGCTCAAGGTCGCTCGATATGAGTGGCCTTTATGATTATCACTTTACTTGAATGGGAGTAATGCACATGCTTACTATCGGTCTACTCACCGCTCTAGGTCTAGCTGTAGGCGCATCCTTTGGGAAGTCCTTAGGCGTAGCTGTAGGCGCTTACTTGGTCGCTTGTATCATTACGGGAGCACTGCGCAAATGCTGAAACACTACGTTATGCCTATCCACACATCCAACGGGTCTACAGTATGCACACCTGATGGGTTCGCAATGAAACAACGAATCGAACGCCTTAAGCGTGAACTGCGCATCAACCGCAAGATTAACAAGATAGGTTCCAGCTATGACAGAACTCACTGATGGCTTAAAGAAAGGTTACATGACCAACGGTACACTATACGCTGCAAATAGGCGAATAGTGAGAACTTGGCGAGAGAACAACCTTGAACGCCGTAAGGCCCAAGAAAGGGCGGCATGGCATCGGCGAAAGGAAAAGGTTAAAGCCAAGAAACTCGCCGCACTTGAAAAGGCACTAGCCAATACACTGAACGCTATCTCATAACGAACTAAAGGACACACTGAAATGAACATTACCGACATCATGAACGCTATCGACGCAATCAAAGCACTGCCAATCTGTGAACTTGACAAACGTCAAGGTATGCTTATCGACTTACTGGTCGAGATGGTCAACAGCGAAACATGCGATGGCGAAATTACAGAACTGAATCAGGCACTTGAGCATCAAGATTGGTGGACTACCTTGAAGTGTCTCACGGCTGACGCAGGGTTCAAGATGCTTGGTAATGGTCACTTCTCGGCTGCTTACAGTCACCCGCTGCTACCTAACAGAGTGATTAAGGTGGGCTTTAAGAAAGAGGACTCAGGCGCTGCGTATACCGCATTCTGCCGCATGTATCAGGGCCGTGCAGGTATCCCTAACGTCTACGATGTACAGCGCCACGCTGGGTGCTATACGGTGGTACTTGATGCGCTGAATGATTGCGAGCGTTTCGACAACGATGAGCACTATAAATACGCTGAGATTGCAAGCGACATCATTGACTACAAATCCAATGAGCACGATATGTTAACTGGGTGGGATGGCGAGTTCGTCGAGACTTGTAAGCTAATCCGCAAGTTCTTTGAGGGCATCGCTTCGTTCGACATGCACAGCGGTAACATCATGTTCGGTGCTAATGATGTACCGTACATTACCGACCCTGTGTCATTCTCACAGAAGAAAGATGGTGGCGCATTCAGTATTGACCCTGAGGAACTCATCAAGGAAGTCGAAGAGGTCGCACACCAGAGAGCAATCGACCGCGCTAAGGAACGTAAAGAACGTCATGTGGGCCGATTGGAGGCACGCAAAGTAAAACGCCGTAACCGTAAGGCACGTAAAGCACACCAAGAGAAGCACAAGCGAATGGTTGCTGCGTGGCGTATGGCTGAGCGTCAAGAACGACGTAACCATGAGGTAGCTGTAGACGTACTGGGAAGAACCAATAACGCTATGCTCTGGGTCAACATGTTCGCTGGGGACTTTAAGGCTCTTGAGGAACGAATTGCGGCGCACTGGTTTCAAGCTGACCGAATGGCTATCGCTAACGGTCTTCCGCTCAACATCGACAAGCAACTTGACGCAATGCTAATGGGCTGATAGTCTTATCTTACAGGTCATCTGCGGGTGGCCTGAATAGATACGATTTACTAACTGGAAGAGGCACTAAATGAACACGATTAACATCGCTAAGAACGACTTCTCTGACATCGAACTGGCTGCTATCCCGTTCAATACTCTGGCTGACCATTACGGTGAGCGTTTGGCTCGCGAACAGTTGGCCCTTGAGCATGAGTCTTACGAAATGGGTGAAGCACGATTCCGCAAGATGTTTGAGCGTCAACTTAAAGCTGGTGAGGTTGCGGATAACGCTGCCGCTAAGCCTCTCATTACTACCCTGCTCCCTAAGATGATTGCACGCATCAACGACTGGTTTGAGGAAGTGAAAGCTAAGCGCGGCAAACGCCCGACAGCCTTCCAGTTCCTGCAAGAAATCAAGCCGGAAGCGGTAGCGTACATCACCATTAAGACCACTCTGGCTTGCCTAACCAGTGCAGACAATACAACCGTTCAGGCTGTAGCAAGCGCAATCGGTCGAGCCATTGAGGATGAGGCTCGCTTCGGTCGCATCCGTGACCTTGAGGCCAAGCACTTCAAGAAAAACGTTGAGGAACAACTCAACAAGCGTGTAGGTCACGTCTACAAGAAAGCATTCATGCAGGTTGTCGAAGCGGACATGCTCTCTAAGGGTCTACTCGGTGGCGAGGCGTGGTCTTCGTGGCATAAGGAAGACTCCATTCACGTAGGGGTTCGCTGCATTGAGATGCTCATTGAGTCAACTGGAATGGTTAGCTTGCATCGTCAAAATGCTGGCGTAGTAGGTCAAGACTCTGAGACTATCGAACTCGCGCCAGAATACGCTGAGGCTATCGCAACCCGTGCAGGTGCGCTGGCTGGCATCTCTCCGATGTTCCAACCTTGCGTAGTTCCTCCTAAGCCGTGGACTGGTATTACTGGTGGCGGCTATTGGGCTAACGGTCGTCGTCCTCTGGCGCTGGTGCGCACTCACAGTAAGAAAGCACTGATGCGCTACGAAGATGTTTACATGCCTGAGGTGTACAAGGCGATTAACATTGCGCAAAACACCGCATGGAAAATCAACAAGAAAGTCCTAGCGGTCGCCAACGTAATCACCAAGTGGAAGCACTGCCCTGTAGAGGACATCCCTGCGATTGAACGTGAAGAACTCCCGATGAAACCGGAAGACATCGACACGAATCCTGAGGCTCTCACCGCTTGGAAACGTGCTGCCGCTGCTGTGTACCGCAAGGACAAGGCTCGCAAGTCTCGCCGTATCAGCCTTGAGTTCATGCTTGAGCAAGCCAATAAGTTCGCTAACCATAAGGCCATCTGGTTCCCTTACAACATGGACTGGCGCGGTCGTGTTTACGCTGTGTCAATGTTCAACCCGCAAGGTAACGATATGACCAAAGGTCTGCTGACACTGGCGAAAGGTAAACCAATCGGTAAGGAAGGTTACTACTGGTTGAAAATCCACGGTGCAAACTGTGCGGGTGTCGATAAGGTTCCGTTCCCTGAGCGCATCAAGTTCATTGAGGACAACCACGAGAACATCATGGCTTGCGCTAAGTCTCCACTGGAGAACACTTGGTGGGCTGAGCAAGATTCTCCGTTCTGCTTCCTTGCGTTCTGCTTTGAGTACGCTGGGGTACAACACCACGGCCTTAGCTACAACTGCTCTCTTCCGCTGGCGTTCGATGGGTCTTGCTCTGGTATTCAGCACTTCTCCGCGATGCTCCTTGACGAGATAGGTGGTCGTGCGGTTAACCTGCTGCCTAGTGAAACCGTTCAGGACATCTACGGGATTGTCGCTAAGAAAGTAAATGTGATTCTGCAAGAAGATGTAATCAACGGGACAGACAACGAAGTAGTTACCGTGACCGATGAGAACACGGGTGAAATCTCTGAGAAAGTCAAGCTGGGCACCAAGGCTCTGGCTGGTCAATGGCTGGCCTACGGTGTTACTCGCAGCGTGACTAAGCGTTCAGTCATGACGCTGGCTTACGGGTCCAAAGAGTTCGGCTTCCGTCAACAAGTGCTGGAAGATACCATTCAACCAGCTATTGATTCCGGTAAGGGTCTAATGTTTACTCAACCGAATCAGGCTGCTGGGTACATGGCTAAACTGATTTGGGAAGCTGTGAGCGTCACGGTGGTGGCTGCGGTTGAAGCAATGAACTGGCTTAAGTCTGCCGCTAAGCTGCTGGCTGCTGAGGTCAAAGATAAGAAGACTGGAGAGATTCTTCGCAAGCGTTGCGCTGTGCATTGGGTAACTCCTGATGGCTTCCCTGTGTGGCAGGAATACAAGAAGCCCATTCAGACTCGCTTGAACCTGATGTTCCTCGGTCAGTTCCGCTTACAGCCAACCATTAACACTAACAAGGATAGCGAGATTGATGCACACAAACAGGAGTCCGGTATTGCCCCTAACTTTGTACACAGCCAAGACGGTAGCCACCTACGTAAGACTGTAGTGTGGGCGCATGAGAAGTACGGAATCGAATCATTTGCGTTGATTCACGACTCCTTCGGGACAATTCCTGCTGATGCTGCCAACTTATTCAAAGCTGTGCGCGAAACTATGGTTGACACCTATGAATCCTGTGATGTACTGGCTGACTTCTACGACCAGTTCGCTGACCAGTTGCACGAGTCTCAATTGGATAAAATGCCAGCACTTCCGGCTAAGGGTAACTTGAATCTCCAAGACATCCTTAAGTCAGACTTCGCGTTTGCGTAACGTCAAATCAATACGACTCACTATAGAGGGACAAACTCAAGGTCACTTAATGAGTGGCCTTTATGATTGACCTTCCGGTTAATACGACTCACTATAGGAGAACCTTAAGGTTTAACTTTAAGACCCTTAAGTGTTAATTAAAGATTTAAATTAAAGAATTACTAAGAGAGGACTTTAAGTATGCGTAACTTCGAAAAGATGACCAAACGTTCTACCCGTAATGCTCATGACTTCGAGGTAACTAAAGGTCGCAAGTTGAATAAGACTAAGCGTGACCGTTCCCATAAGCGTAGCTGGGAGGGTCAGTAAGATGGGACGTTTATACAGTGGGAACTTGAATGACCTCAAGGATGCTTGCAACAGGCTCTACCAGTTAGACTTTGCTGTTATTTGTGATGAATGGCACGATGCTTACAAACGCCTTGCGTGTATGCGTCTACGCGTAGAGGACAGGGCTGGAAACCTGATTGATGTTAATACGTTCTGCCACCACGATGAAGACGTCTTGTACAATACGTGTACTGAATGGCTGAACCATATGTACGACCAGTTGAAGGACTGGAAGTAATACGACTCAGTACAGGGACAATGCTTAAGGTCGCTCATTGAGTGGCCTTAGTCATTTAACCAATAGGAGATAAACATTATGATGAACATTAAGACCAACCCATTCAAAGCCGTGTCTTTCGTAGAGTCTGCCATTAAGAAGGCTCTGGATAACGCTGGGTATCTTATTGCTGACATTAAGTACGATGGTGTGCGTGGTAACATCTGCGTAGACAATACCGCTAACTGCTGCTGGCTCTCTCGTGTATCCAAACCGATTCCGGCACTGTCTTACCTTAATGGGTTCGACGCACGTTGGCAGCGTCTACTAAAGGATGACCGTTGCTTCTACCCTGATGGCTTCATGCTGGATTGCGAACTTATGGTCAAGGGAGTGGACTTCAACACTGGCTCCGGCCTTCTGCGGACCAAGTGGCTCAACAAGAAGAACATGCAGTTCGATATTGGCGGTCCGTATGAATCGTGGGACGTGAGCCTGAAGGGACTTCCTTTCGGTATTGACCCGAACTTACTAACAGTTAAACTCTACGCTATCCTTCCGTACCACATTGTGGAATCTGGGGAAGACTGTGATGTCATGACGTTGCTCATGCAGGAACACGTTAAGAACATGCTGCCTCTGCTACAGGAATACTTTCCTGAAATCGAATGGCAAGCGGCTGAGTCTTACGAGGTTTACGACATGGTAGAACTACAGCAACTGTACGAGAAGAAGCGTGAAGAAGGGCATGAGGGTCTCATTGTGAAAGACCCTATGTGCATCTATAAGCGCGGTAAGAAGTCCGGCTGGTGGAAACTTAAGCCAGAGAATGAGGCTGACGGTATCATTCAGGGTCTTGTGTGGGGAACAGAAGGTTTAGCCAATGAAGGTAAAGTAATCGGATTTGAGGTGCTTCTTGAGAGTGGTCGTGTAGTTAATGCCACAAACATCTCTCGCACCTTAATGGATGAATTTACTAGCACAGTTAACATCGAAGGCGAAACCTACTACAACGGACACGCTTGTCAGATTGCGTACATGGAGGAAACACCTGATGGCTCTCTGCGTCACCCATCGTTCGTAATGTTCCGTGGCACAGAGGACAACCCTCAAGAGAAAATGTAACCACACTGGCTCACCGAAAGGTGGGCCTTTCTGCGTTTAATACGACTCACTATAGGAGATACACCTTATGATGTATTTAATGCCATTACTGATTATTATCATTGGATGTCTTGTGCTTCACTTTAAGGATGACGATGACATGCCCGATGGTCACGCTTAATACGACTCACTATAGGAGACACTATATGTTCCGACTTCACTTCAACAAAAGCCTTAAGAATTTCACGGTTCGCCGTGCTGACCGTTCAATCGTATGTGCGAGCGAACGCCGAGCTAAGTTACCTCTTATTGGTAATACAGTTCCTTTGGCACCGAGCGTCCACATCATTATCACTCGAGGTGACTTCGAGAAAGCAATAGACAAGAAACGTCCGGTTCTTAGCGTGGCAGTGACCCGCTTCCCGTTCGTCCGTCTGTTACTCAAACGAATCAAGGAGGTGTTCTGATGTCTGGTTGCATAGCTTGCTTAGAGAAAGACGACCGTTATCCACATACCTGTAATAAAGGAGCTAACGATATGACCGAACGTGAACAAGAGATGATCATTAAGTTGATAGACAACAACGAAGGTCGCCCAGATGATTTGAATGGCTGCGGACTTCTCTGCTCTAATGTCCCTTGTCACCTCTGCCCAGCAAATAACGATCAAAAGATAACCTTAGGTGAAATCCGAGCGATGGACCCACGTAAGTCTAAGTCGGATAAACCAGAGGTAACTCCTACAGATGACCAACCTTCCACTGAGTCAATCGAAGGTGTCACGAAGCCATCTCATTACATGCTGTTCGACGACATTGAGGCTATCGAAGTGATTGCCCGTTCGATGACCCGTGAGCAGTTCAAAGGGTATTGCTTCGGGAACATCCTTAAGTACCGCCTACGTGCTGGTAAGAAATCCGAACTGGCTTACTTAGAGAAGGACATGGCGAAAGCTGGGTTCTACGGTGAACTGTACGAGAAACATAAGGATAAGTGCTACGATGCTTAAGCCAAGTGAATGGTGCCACAAGATGTGGACTGAATGTATAGAACGTGGTGACGAGGAATCAGCCAGTCACTACATGGAACTTTACAACCAATGGCTATCGCGAGGTTATTGATATGTCAACTTTAAATACGGGTTCACTTAGTGTGGACAATAAGAAGTTTTGGGCTACCGTAGAGTCCTCTGAGCATTCCTTTGAGGTCCCAGTCTACGCTGAGACACTGGATGAAGCAGTGGAGTTAGCCGAGTGGCAATACGTTCCGGCTGGCTTTGAGGTTACTCGCGTTCGTCCATGTGTAGCGCCAAAGTAATACGACTCACTATTGGGGAAGACTCCCTCTGAGAAACTAAACGAAACCTAAAGGAGATTAACATTATGGCTAAGAAGATTTTCACCTCTGCGCTGGGTACTGCTGAACCTTACGCTTACCTCTCTAAGCCGGACTACGGCAACGAAGAGCGTGGCTTTGGGAACCCTCGTGGTGTCTACAAAGTTGACCTGACTATTCCCAACAAAGACCCGCGCTGCCAGCGTATGGTCGATGAAATCGTGAAGTGCCACGAAGAGGCTTATGCTGCTGCCGTTGAGGAATACGAAGCGAACCCGCCTGCTGTAGCTCGTGGTAAGAAACCACTGAAACCGTATGAAGGAGACATGCCGTTCTTCGATAACGGTGACGGTACGACTACCTTTAAGTTCAAATGCTACGCGTCTTTCCAAGACAAGAAGACCAAAGAGACCAAGCACATTAATCTGGTTGTGGTTGACTCCAAAGGTAAGAAGATGGAAGACGTTCCGATTATTGGTGGTGGTTCTAAACTGAAAGTCAAATACTCGCTGGTTCCGTACAAGTGGAACACAGCTGTAGGTGCGAGCGTTAAGCTGCAACTGGAATCCGTAATGCTGGTCGAACTGGCTACCTTTGGTGGCGGTGAAGATGATTGGGCTGACGAAGTTGAAGAGAACGGCTATGTTGCCTCTGGTTCTGCCAAAGCGAGCAAACCACGCGACGAAGAAAGCTGGGACGAAGACGACGAAGGGTCCGAGGAAGCAGACGAAGACGGAGACTTCTAAGTGGCTGGCGCATACGCTGCGCGTGGTATCAGAAAGGTCGGGACATTCCGTTCCGGCCTAGAAGATAAGGTCTCTAAGCAGCTAGAGGGTAAGGGCATTAAGTTCGACTATGAACTGTGGAAAATCCCTTACGTTGTCCCTGCGAGCAACCATGTGTATACTCCAGACTTCCTGCTGCCTAACGGAATCTTTATTGAAACCAAAGGTTTATGGGAGAGTGACGACCGAAAGAAACACTTATTGATTCGCGAACAGTTTCCTGAACTGGACATCCGTCTGGTGTTCTCAAGTTCGCGCACCAAGCTGTACAAAGGGTCTCCGACCAGTTACGGTGAATGGTGCGAGAAGCACGGTATCCTGTTTGCTGACAAATTAATTCCTGTAGAATGGCTCAAAGAACCCAAAAAGGAGGTGCCATTTGACAAGCTGAAACAATCGAAGGGAGGAAAGAAATAATGGCTCGTGTACAGTTTAAACAACGTGAATCTACTGACGCAATCTTTGTTCATTGCTCGGCTACCAAGCCAAGTCAGAATGTAGGTGTCCGTGAGATTCGCCAGTGGCATAAAGAGCAAGGTTGGCTTGATGTCGGGTATCACTTTATCATCAAGCGCGATGGCACAGTAGAGGAAGGTCGAGATGAGATGGCTGTAGGCTCTCACGCTAAGGGTCACAACCACAACTCTATTGGTGTCTGCCTTGTAGGTGGTATCGACGATAAAGGCAAGTTTGACGCTAACTTTACGCCAGCCCAAATGCAATCCCTCCGCTCACTGCTTGTCACACTGCTGGCTAAGTACGAAGGCGCTGTGCTTCGCGCACATCACGATGTGGCACCTAAGGCTTGCCCATCGTTCGACCTTAAGCGTTGGTGGGAGAAGAACGAACTGGTCACTTCTGACCGTGGATAATTAATTGAACTCACTAAAGGGAGACCACAACGGTTTCCCTTTGTTCGCATTGTTGATTAAGGAATAACCATATGGAATTAGAACAAGATAGTATTTTCCTGTATCATGCTCCTTGCGAGAACTGTGGGTCTTCTGATGGTAACTCTGTGTATTCTGACGGTCATGAATACTGCTTCGTATGTGAGCACCGAGTTCCGGCCTCAGACGAACGTAAGGAAAAGTTATCATCAAGAAGACGTATAGTCGGTGGAGGTAAACCAATGACGTACAACGTGTGGAACTTCGGGGAATCCAACGGACGCTACTCTGCATTAACTGCCCGTGGTATCTCAAAGGAAACCTGCCAGAAGGCTGGGTACTGGATTGCCAAAGTAGACGGTGTGATGTACCAAGTGGCTGACTATCGGGACCAGAATGGCAACATTGTAAGCCAGAAGGTTCGTGATAAAGATAAGAACTTTAAGACCACTGGGAGCCATAAGAGCGATGCTCTGTTCGGTAAGCACCTGTGGAATGGCGGTAAGAAGATTGTCGTCACAGAAGGTGAAATCGACATGCTTACCGTGATGGAACTTCAAGACTGTAAGTATCCTGTAGTGTCGTTGGGTCACGGTGCCTCTGCTGCTAAGAAGACATGCGCTGCCAACTACGAATACTTTGACCAGTTCGAACAGATTATCTTGATGTTCGATATGGATGAGGCAGGACGCAAGGCAGTCGAAGAGGCTGCACAGGTTCTACCTGCTGGTAAGGTACGAGTTGCAGTGCTTCCGTGTAAGGATGCCAACGAGTGCCACCTGAATGGTCACGACCGTGAAATCATGGAGCAAGTCTGGAATGCTGGCCCGTGGATTCCTGATGGAGTGGTATCGGCTCTTTCGTTACGAGAACGAATCCGTGAACACTTATCGTCAGAGGAATCAGTAGGTCTACTTTTCAGTGGCTGTAGTGGCATCAACGATAAGACACTTGGTGCCCGTAGTGGTGAAGTCATTATGGTCACTTCCGGCTCAGGTATGGGTAAGTCAACCTTCGTCCGTCAACAAGCTCTCCAATGGGGCACAGCAATGGGCAAGAAGGTAGGCTTGGCGATGCTTGAGGAGTCCGTTGAGGAGACCGCTGAGGACCTTATAGGTCTACACAATCGCGTCCGACTGAGACAATCCGACTCACTAAAGAGAGAGATTATTGAGAACGGTAAGTTCGACAAGTGGTTCGATGAACTGTTCGGTAACGATACGTTCCACCTATACGACTCATTCGCTGAGGCTGAGACCGACAGACTTCTAGCTAAGCTGGCCTACATGCGCTCAGGCTTGGGTTGTGACGTAATCATTCTAGACCACATCTCAATCGTCGTGTCCGCTTCTGGTGAATCAGATGAGCGTAAGATGATTGACAACCTGATGACCAAGCTCAAAGGGTTCGCTAAGTCAACTGGGGTGGTGCTGGTCGTTATATGCCACCTTAAGAACCCTGATAAGGGCCGAGCGCACGAAGAAGGTCGCCCAGTCTCTATTACTGACCTGCGTGGTTCTGGAGCACTTCGACAGCTATCTGATACTATTATTGCCCTTGAGCGTAACCAGCAAGGTGATATGCCCAACCTTGTCCTCGTTCGTATTCTCAAGTGCCGCTTTACTGGTGATACTGGTATTGCTGGATATATGGAATACAATAAGGAAACAGGGTGGCTCGAACCATCTAGCTACACTGGGGAAGAAGGGAGTGGAGACAATGAAGCGACCGACTGGTCAAACGACTCTGACTTCTAAATGATACGTGATGATATTAATTAGACTCACTAAAGGAGGTAGCCACATGAGCACTGACTTAGAGAGACTTGAAAGATTCTTGAAGATTGAGGGCGATTGCTGGCTGTTCACTGGCGGCAAGTCACATGCCTACGGAGTGTTCTGGATGGGTGGTAAGAATCACAAGGCACATAGGGCTGCCTTCGAACTTTATAATGGGAGGAAACCTAATGGTGTTATATTACACTCTTGTGATAATCCTTTGTGCTGCAATCCCGCTCATCTATCTGAGGGAACTCAGCTTGATAATATGGTGGACATGGTTAGAAAGGGACGCTCGTTAAAGGGTACGAAGAATCCCGCATGTAAGTTTACCGATGAGGATGTCAAGTTCATTCAGGAGTCTACCATGAAGGTCAAAGATTTAGCCACTCTATTCGGAGTGACGCGCCAAACAATAACCAGATGGAGGAAACACCATGTTTAAACTGATTAAGAAGTTGGGCAAACTGCTGGTTCGTTTGTATAACGTGGAAGCCAAGCGACTGAACGACGAGGCCCGTAATGAAGCCACACAGTCCCGCGCTCTGGCTATCCGCTCTAACGAACTGGCTGACAGCGCATCAAATAAAGTTACCGAGGCAGCTCGCGTAGCCAACCAAGCTCAACAACTTTCCAAATTCTTTGAGTAATCAAACAGGAGAAACCATCATGTCTAACGTAGCTGAAACTATCCGTCTATCCGATACCGCTGACCAGTGGAACCGTCGAGTCCACATCAACGTTCGCAACGGTAAGGCGACTATGGTTTACCGCTGGAAGGACTCTAAGTCCTCTAAGAATCACACTCAGCGTATGACATTGACTGACGAGCAAGCACTGCGTCTGGTCAATGCGCTTACCAAAGCTGCCGTGACCGCAATTCATGAGGCTGGTCGCGTTGATGAAGCTATGGCTATCCTCGACAAGATTGACAGCTAAGAGTGGTATGCTCAAGGTCGCCCAAGCGGTGGCCTTCATGAATACTATTCGACTCACTATAGGAGATATGACCATGCGTGACCCTAAAGTTATCCAAGCAGAAATCGCTAAACTGGAAGCTGAACTTGAGGACGTTAAGTACCATGAAGCCAAGACTCGCTCCGCTGTTCACATTTTGAAGAACTTAGGGTGGACTTGGACACGACAGACTGGCTGGAAGAAGCCGGAAGTTTACAAGTTGAGCCACAAGGTGTTCGATAAGGACACTATGACCCACATCAAGGCTGGTGATTGGGTTAAGGTTGACATGGGAGTTGTTGGTGGGTACGGCTATGTCCGCTCAGTGAGTGGCAAATACGCACAAGTGTCATACATCACTGGCGTTACTCCGCGAGGAGCAATCGTTGCAGACAAGACCAACATGATTCACACAGGCTTCTTGACAGTTGTCTCGTATGAAGAGATTGTTAAGTCACGATAATCAATAGGAGAAATCAATATGATCGTTTCTGACATCGAAGCTAACGCCCTCTTAGAGAGCGTCACTAAGTTCCACTGCGGGGTTATCTACGACTACTCCACCGCTGAGTACGTAAGCTACCGTCCGAGTGACTTCGGTGCGTATCTGGATGCGCTGGAAGCCGAGGTTGCACGAGGCGGTCTTATTGTGTTCCACAACGGTCACAAGTATGACGTTCCCGCATTGACCAAACTGGCAAAGCTACAATTGAACCGAGAGTTCCACCTTCCTCGTGAGAACTGTATCGACACCCTTGTGCTGTCACGCTTGATTCACTCTAACCTAAAGGACACCGATATGGGTCTTCTGCGTTCCGGTAAACTGCCTGGGAAACGCTTTGGGTCTCACGCTCTGGAGGCGTGGGGTTATCGCTTAGGAGAGATGAAGGGTGAATACAAGGATGACTTTAAGCGTATGCTTGAAGAGCAAGGTGAAGAATACGTTGACGGAATGGAGTGGTGGAACTTCAACGAAGAGATGATGGACTATAACGTTCAGGACGTTGTTGTCACTAAGGCTCTCCTTGAGAAGCTACTCTCTGACAAACATTACTTCCCTCCTGAGATTGACTTTACGGACGTAGGTTACACTACGTTCTGGTCAGAATCCCTTGAGGCCGTTGATGTTGAACATCGCGCTGCATGGCTACTCGCTAAGCAAGAGCGCAATGGATTCCCGTTTGACACTAAAGCAATCGAAGAGTTGTACGTAGAGTTAGCTGCTCGACGCTCTGAGTTGCTCCGTAAATTGACCGAAACGTTCGGCTCGTGGTATCAGCCTAAAGGTGGCACAGAAATGTTCTGCCATCCGAGGACTGGTAAGCCATTGCCTAAATACCCTCGCATTAAGACACCTAAAGTTGGTGGTATCTTTAAGAAGCCTAAGAACAAGGCACAGCGAGAAGGCCGTGAGCCTTGCGAACTGGATACCCGCGAGTACGTTGCTGGTGCTCCGTATACTCCAGTTGAGCACGTAGTGTTTAACCCTTCGTCTCGTGACCACATCCAGAAGAAACTCCAAGAGGCTGGATGGGTCCCAACCAAGTACACCGATAAGGGCGCTCCTGTGGTGGACGATGAGGTACTCGAAGGAGTGCGTGTGGATGACCCTGAGAAGCAAGCTGCTATCGACCTCATTAAAGAATACTTGATGATTCAGAAGAGAATCGGACAGTCCGCTGAGGGAGACAAGGCTTGGCTTCGCTATGTTGCCGAGGACGGTAAGATTCATGGTTCTGTTAACCCTAATGGAGCAGTTACGGGTCGTGCTACCCATGCGTTCCCCAACCTTGCGCAAATTCCGGGTGTACGTTCTCCTTATGGAGAGCAGTGTCGCGCTGCTTTTGGCGCTGAGCACCATTTGGATGGGATAACTGGTAAGCCTTGGGTGCAGGCAGGTATCGACGCATCCGGTCTGGAGCTACGCTGCTTGGCTCACTTCATGGCTCGCTTTGATAACGGCGAGTACGCTCACGAGATTCTTAATGGTGACATTCACACTAAGAACCAGATGGCTGCTGAATTGCCTACCCGTGATAACGCTAAGACGTTCATCTATGGGTTCCTTTATGGGGCTGGCGATGAGAAGATTGGGCAGATTGTCGGTGCTGGTAAAGAGCGCGGTAAGGAACTCAAGAAGAAATTCCTTGAGAACACCCCTGCGATTGCAGCACTACGTGAGTCTATCCAACAGACCCTTGTTGAGTCCTCTCAGTGGGTGGCTGGTGAACAGCAAGTCAAGTGGAAACGCCGCTGGATTAAAGGTCTGGATGGTCGTAAGGTACACGTCCGTAGTCCTCACGCTGCCTTGAATACCCTACTACAATCTGCTGGTGCTCTCATCTGCAAACTGTGGATTATCAAGACCGAAGAGATGCTCGTAGAGAAAGGCTTGAAGCACGGCTGGGATGGGGACTTTGCGTACATGGCATGGGTACATGATGAAATCCAAGTAGGTTGCCGTACCGAAGAGATTGCTCAGGTTGTCATTGAGACAGCACAAGAAGCAATGCGCTGGGTTGGAGACCACTGGAACTTCCGGTGTCTTCTGGATACCGAAGGTAAGATGGGTCCTAATTGGGCCGTATGTCACTAATTCTATAGGAGAAATTATTATGGCTATCACGAAGAAATTTAAAGTGTCCTTTGATGTTACCCTTAAGCTGGACAGCGAGACCGAAGAACTTATGCGAGAAAAGATTCTGGACTTAGCTCATCGTGCTGGCGCTGGTGAGGAGATTGGTCCTATGGACCGAGAGTTGTTAGTTCAGGCCCTGACACGCGGCCCAGATGGTGCTGCTGCATTTGCTGTACGACAAGGTATCCGTAATGCTGTCAAGGAGATGTTCGAAGATTCTAGTGATAAAGCACTGTTCAAACAGTCTCCTGCAACTGTACGGGAGGTGTTCTGATGTCTGACTATCTGAAAGTGCTGCAAGCAATCAAAGGTTGCCCTAAGACTTTCCAGTCCAACTATGTACGGAACAACGCGAGCCTCGTAGCGGAGGCCGCTTCCCGTGGTCACATCTCATGTCTGACTACAAGCGGACGAAACGGTGGTGCTTGGGAAATCACTGCTTCTGGTACTCGCTTTCTGAAACGAATGGGAGGGTGTGTCTGATGGTGCGTGACACTGTAACAATTCCTCGTGATGCGTGGAACGATATGCAGGGTTATATTGATTCTCTGGAACGTGAGAACGATAGCCTTAAGAACCAACTTATGGAAGCTGACGAATACGTGGCTGAGCTAGAGGAGAAACTTAATGGCGCTTCTTGACCTTAAACAATTCTACGAGTTACGTGAAGGCTGTAACGACAAGGGTATCCTTGTGATGGATGGTGACTGGCTGGTCTTCCAAGCTATGAGTGCTGCCGAGTTTGATGCCTCTTGGGAGGAAGAGATTTGGCACCGCTGCTGCGACCACGCTAAGGCCCGTAAGATTCTGGATGATTCCATCAAGTCCTATGAGACCCGTAAGAAGGCTTGGGTAGGTGCTCCGATTGTCCTTGCGTTCACAGATAGTGTCAACTGGCGTAAAGAACTGGTGGACCCGAACTACAAGGCTAACCGTAAGGCCACGAAGAAACCTGTAGGTTACTTTGAGTTCCTTGATGCTCTCTTTGAGCGTGAAGAGTTCTACTGCATTCGTGAGCCTATGCTTGAGGGAGATGACGTTATGGGAGTGATTGCTTCCAATCCGTCTGCCTTCGGTGCCCGTAAGGCGGTAATCATCTCGTGTGATAAGGACTTCAAGACCATCCCTAACTGTGACTTCTTGTGGTGTACCACTGGTAACATCCTGACTCAGACCGAAGAGTCCGCTGACTGGTGGCACCTATTCCAGACAATCAAGGGTGATATTACCGATGGTTACTCAGGGATTGCCGGATGGGGTGATACCGCTGAGGACTTCTTGAATAACCCGTTCATTACCGAGCCTAAGACCTCTGTGCTTAAGTCTGGTAAGAACAAAGGGCAGGAGGTAACTAAGTGGGTTAAACGCGACCCTGAGCCTCATGAGACGCTTTGGGACTGCATTAAGTCCATTGGTGCGAAGGCTGGTATGACCGAAGAGGATGTCATCAAGCAGGGCCAAATGGCTCGCATCCTACGGTTCAATGAGTACAACTTTATTGACAAGGAGATTTACCTGTGGAGACCGTAGCGTATATTGGCATTGGTCTTTGTGTCCTCGGAATTGGCCTCATTGCGTGGGGCCTTTGGGACTTAGCCCGAATAATCAAGTCCTTACACGACACTAAGTGATAAACTCAAGGTCCCTAAATTAATACGACTCACTATAGGGAGATAGGGGCCTTTATGATTATTACTTTAAGATTTAACTCTAAGAGGAATCTTTATCATGTTAACACCTATTAGCCAATTACTTAAGAACCCTAACGATATTCCAGACGTGCCTCGTGCAACCGCTGAGTATCTACAGGTTCGATTCAACCATGCGTATCTCGAAGCGTCTGGTCATATAGGATTTATGCGTGCTAGTGGTTGTAGTGAAGCCCACATCTTGGGTTTCATTCAGGGCCTACAGTATGCCTCTAACATCATTGACGAGATTGAGTTGCGCAAGGAACAACTAAGAGAAGATGGGGAGGATTGACCTTATGTGTTTCTCACCGAAAGTTAAAGTTCCGAAGATGGATACCAATCAGATTCGAGCCGTTGAGCCAGCGCCACTGACACAAGAAGTGTCAAGCGTGGAGTTCGGTGGGTCTTCTGATGAGACGGATACCGAAGGCACCGAAGTGTCTGGACGCAAAGACCTCAAGGTCGAACGCGATGATTCCGTAGCGAAGTCTAAAGCCGCTGGCACTGGCTCCGCTCGTATGAAATCTTCAATCCGTAAGTCTGCATTCGGAGGTAAGAAGTAATGCCTGAGTTCACATGTGTGGAAGCCAAAAGCCGCTTCCGTGCAATCCGGTGGACTGTAGAGCACCTTGGGTTGCCTAAGGGATTCGAAGGACACTTTATTGGTTACAGCCTCTACGTTGACGAAGTTATGGACATGTCTGGTTGTCGTGAAGAGTACATTCTGGACTCTACCGGAAAACATGTAGCGTACTTCGCGTGGTGCGTAAGCTGTGACATTCACCACAAGGGAGACATTCTGGACGTTACGTCAGTTGTCATTAATCCAGAGGCAGACTCTAAAGGCTTACAGCGATTCTTAGCGAAACGCTTTAAGTACCTTGCAGAACTCCACGATTGCGATTGGGTGTCCCGCTGCAAACATGAAGGCGAGACAATGCGTGTATACTTTAAGGAGGTATAAGTTATGGGTAAGAAAATTAAGAAGGCCGTGAAGAAAGTCACTAAGTCCGTTAAGAAAGTCGTTAAGGAAGTGGCCCGTCCGGTTAAACAGGTTGCCAGTGGTCTGGCTGGCGGTGCAGGTGAAGCACAAGTAGTGGAAGTACCACAAGCTGCTGCAACTCCTGCTGCACAGATTGTTGATGTACCTGAGAAAGAGGTTTCCACTGAGGACGAAGCACAGACCGAAAGCGGACGCAAGAAAGCCCGTGCTGGTGGTAAGAAGTCCTTAAGTGTTGCCCGTAGCTCCGGTGGCGGCATCAATATTTAATCAGGAGGTGACACATGGCTGAGAAGCGTACAGGTCTAGCCGAGGAAGGTGCAAAGTCGGTCTATGAGCGATTAAAGAATGACCGCGCTCCTTATGAGACTCGTGCTCAAAACTGCGCTCAGTACACCATTCCGTCCCTCTTCCCTAAGGATTCCGATAACTCATCCACAGACTACACAACTCCGTGGCAAGCTGTGGGTGCTCGCGGTCTCAATAACTTGGCCTCTAAGCTCATGCTGGCTCTCTTCCCGATGCAAACGTGGATGAAACTAACCATCTCTGAGTTCGAGGCCAAACAGTTACTGAATGACCCCGATGGACTCGCTAAGGTCGATGAGGGTCTCTCAATGGTAGAGCGCATCATTATGAACTACATTGAGTCTAACAGCTACCGAGTGACTCTCTTTGAGGCTCTCAAACAGTTAGTCGTAGCGGGTAATGTCCTGCTGTACCTACCGGAACCGGAAGGGTCAAACTATAATCCCATGAAGCTGTACCGATTGTCTTCTTATGTGGTCCAACGAGACGCATTCGGCAACGTTCTGCAAATGGTGACTCGTGACCAAATAGCTTTCGGTGCTCTCCCTGAGGACATCCGTAAGGCTGTAGAAGGTCAAGGTGGTGAGAAGAAAGCTGATGAGACCATCGACGTGTACACTCACATCTATCTGGATGAGGACTCAGGTGAATACCTCCGGTACGAAGAGGTCGAGGGTATGGAAGTTCAAGGCTCCGATGGGTCTTACCCTAAAGAGGCTTGCCCATACATCCCGATTCGAATGGTTCGGCTTGACGGTGAATCCTATGGTCGTTCGTACATTGAGGAATATTTAGGCGACTTACGGTCACTTGAGAATCTCCAAGAGGCCATCGTTAAGATGTCAATGATTAGCTCTAAGGTTATCGGCTTAGTGAATCCTGCTGGTATCACCCAGCCACGCCGACTGACCAAAGCTCAGACTGGTGACTTCGTTACTGGTCGCCCAGAAGACATCTCGTTCCTCCAACTGGAGAAGCAAGCAGACTTTACCGTAGCCAAGGCTGTCAGTGACGCTATTGAGGCTCGCCTTTCGTTTGCCTTTATGTTGAACTCTGCTGTTCAGCGCACAGGTGAACGAGTGACCGCCGAAGAGATTCGGTATGTCGCTTCTGAACTTGAAGATACTTTAGGTGGTGTCTACTCAATCCTTTCTCAAGAATTACAATTGCCTCTGGTACGAGTGCTCTTGAAGCAACTACAAGCCACGCAACAGATTCCTGAGTTACCTAAGGAAGCCGTAGAGCCAACCATTAGTACAGGTCTGGAAGCAATCGGTCGTGGTCAAGACCTTGATAAGCTGGAGCGGTGTGTCACTGCGTGGGCTGCTCTAGCACCGATGCGTGATGACCCTGACATCAACCTTGCGATGATTAAGTTGCGCATTGCGAACGCTATTGGTATTGACACTTCTGGTATTCTACTCACCGAAGAACAGAAGCAACAGAAGATGGCCCAACAGTCTATGCAAATGGGTATGGATAATGGTGCTGCTGCTCTGGCTCAAGGTATGGCTGCACAAGCTACAGCTTCACCTGAGGCTATGGCTGCTGCCGCTGATTCCGTAGGTTTACAGCCGGGAATTTAATACGACTCACTATAGGGAGACCTCATCTTTGAAATGAGCGATGACAAGAGGTTGGAGTCCTCGGTCTTCCTGTAGTTCAACTTTAAGGAGACAAGAATAATGGCTGAATCTAATGCAGACGTATATGCATCTTTTGGCGTGAACTCCGCTGTGATGTCTGGTGGTTCCGTTGAGGAACATGAGCAGAATATGCTGGCTCTTGATGTTGCTGCCCGTGATGGCGATGATGCAATCGAGTTAGCGTCCGACGAAGTGGAAACTGAACGTGACCTGTATGATAACTCTGACCCATTCGGTCAAGAGGACGATGAGGGCCGCATTCAGGTTCGTATTGGTGATGGCTCTGAGCCAACCGATGTGGACACTGGAGAAGAAGGCTTTGAGGGCACCGAAGGTTCCGAAGAGTTTACCCCACTGGGTGAGACTCCAGAAGAACTGGTAGCTGCCTCTGAGCAACTTGGTGAGCACGAAGAGGGCTTCCAAGAGATGATTAACATTGCTGCCGAGCGTGGCATGAGCGTCGAGACCATCGAGGCCATCCAGCGTGAGTACGAGGAGAACGAAGAGTTGTCCGCTGAGTCCTACGCTAAGCTGGCTGAAATTGGTTACACGAAGGCTTTCATCGACTCGTACATTCGTGGTCAAGAAGCTCTGGTGGAGCAGTACGTAAACAGTGTCATTGAGTACGCTGGTGGTCGTGAGCGTTTTGACGCACTGTATACTCACCTTGAGACGCACAACCCTGATGCTGCACAGTCTCTGGACAATGCGTTGACCAATCGTGACTTAGCGACAGTTAAAGCTATCATCAACTTGGCTGGTGAGTCTCGCGCTAAGGCGTTCGGTCGTAAGCCAACTCGTAGTGTGACTAATCGTGCTATTCCGGCTAAACCTCAGGCTACCAAGCGTGAAGGCTTTGCGGACCGTAGCGAGATGATTAAAGCTATGAGCGACCCTCGGTATCGCACAGATGCCAACTATCGTCGTCAAGTCGAACAGAAAGTAATCGATTCGAACTTCTGATAGACTCTGAAATTAATACGACTCACTATAGGGAGACCACAGCGGTTTCCCTCTAGAAATCATTCTTTGTTTAACTTTCTTAAGAAGGAGACATACATATGGCTAACATGACTGGTGGACAGCAACTGGGTACTAACCAAGGTAAAGGTCAAAGTGCTGGTGATAAACTGGCGTTGTTCTTGAAGGTATTTGGCGGTGAAGTTCTGACTGCATTCGCTCGTACCTCTGTGACCACTTCTCGCCACATGGTCCGTTCCATCTCCAGCGGTAAATCCGCTCAGTTCCCTGTTCTGGGTCGAACTCAGGCAGCGTATCTGGCTCCGGGTGAGAACCTCGATGATAAACGTAAAGACATCAAACACACCGAGAAGACCATCACCATTGATGGCCTCCTGACGGCAGACGTTCTGATTTACGATATTGAGGATGCGATGAACCACTATGACGTTCGCTCTGAGTATACCTCTCAGTTGGGTGAGTCTCTGGCGATGGCTGCGGATGGTGCGGTTCTGGCTGAGATTGCTGGCCTGTGTAACTTGGCGAGCACCTATAACGAGAACATCGAGGGCTTAGGTACTGCTACCGTAATTGAGACCACTCAGTTAAAATCTGCACTTACCGACCAAGTTGCGCTGGGTAAGGAGATTATTGCAGCACTGACCAAGGCTCGTGCGGCTCTGACCAAGAACTACGTTCCGGCTGCTGACCGTGTGTTCTACTGCGACCCAGATAGCTACTCTGCGATTCTGGCAGCACTGATGCCGAACGCGGCAAACTACGCTGCGCTGATTGACCCTGAGAAGGGTTCTATCCGTAACGTTATGGGCTTTGAGGTTGTAGAGGTTCCTCACCTCACTGCTGGTGGCGCTGGCACCTCGCGCGAGGATACTTCCGGTCAGAAGCACGCCTTCCCTACCACTAAGAGCGGTAATGACAAGGTAGCTAAGGACAACGTTATCGGCCTGTTCATGCACCGCTCTGCGGTAGGTACCGTTAAGCTGCGTGACTTGGCTCTGGAGCGCGCTCGCCGTGCTAACTTCCAAGCAGACCAGATTATCGCTAAGTACGCAATGGGCCACGGTGGTCTGCGCCCAGAAGCTGCTGGTGCAGTGGTTTTCAAGACGGAGTAATGCTGGGAGTGGCCTCAACGGTCGCTGCTAGTCCCGAAGAGGTGAGTGTTACTTCAACCGAAGAAACCTTAACGCCAGCACAGAAGGCTGCACGCACCCGCGCTGCTAACAAGGCCCGAAAGGAAGCTGAGTTGGCCGCTGCCACCGCTGAGCAATAACTAGCATAACCCCTTGGGGCCTCTAAACGGGTCTTGAGGGGTTTTTTGCTTTAATGGGAGGAACTATATGCGCTCATATGATATGAACGTTGAGACTGCCGCTGAGTTATCCGCTGTGAACGACATTCTGGCATCTATCGGAGAACCTCCGGTATCAACGCTGGAAGGTGACTCTAACGCAGACGTAGCGAACGCTCGGCGTATTCTCAACAAGATTAACCGACAGATTCAATCTCGCGGATGGACGTTCAACATTGAGGAGGGCATAACGCTATTACCCGATGTTTACTCCAACCTGATTGTATACAGTGATGATTATCTGTCCCTAATGGCTACATCCGGTCAATCCATCTACGTTAACCGAGGTGGATATGTGTATGACCGAACGAGTCAATCAGACCGCTTTGACTCTGGCATTACCGTGAACATTATTCGTCTCCGAGACTACGATGAGATGCCTGAGTGCTTCCGTTACTGGATTGTCACCAAGGCTTCCCGTCAGTTCAACAACCGATTCTTTGGGGCACCAGAAGTAGAGGGTGTACTCCAAGAAGAGGAAGATGAGGCTAGACGTCTCTGTATGGAGTACGAAGTGGACTACGGTGGGTACAATATGCTGGACGGTGACGCGTTCACTTCTGGTCTACTGACTCGCTGATTAATCAATAAGGAGGCTCTAATGGCATTCATTAGCCAATCAATCAAGAACTTGAAGGGTGGTATCAGTCAACAGCCTGACATCCTTCGTTATCCCGACCAAGGGTCACGCCAAGTTAACGGTTGGTCTTCGGAGACCGAGGGCCTCCAAAAGCGTCCACCTATGGTTTTTCTCAAGACGCTGGGAGGAAGTGGTGACTTGGGACAAGCACCTTTAATTCACCTGATAAACCGTGATGAGTACGAGCGGTACTACGCAGTGTTTACCGGAAGTACCATCCGAGTTTTTGATTTAGCTGGTAACGAGAAACAAGTGCGTTTCCCTTCAGGGGCAGCGTATGTACAGACAGCTAACCCAAGGAATGACCTTAGGATGGTAACAGTTGCAGACTACACGTTTGTCGTTAACAGAAACGTCACAGTAACCGAGTCAACCGAAATTTCAACTGGTGGTAACTTTCGGGATAAAGGTGACGCTCTGATTAACGTGCGAGGTGGTCAATATGGAAGAACATTGAAGGTTCTGATTAATGGTACAGTATATGCATCATACACAATCCCCAACGGGTCCGCTCCAGAACACGTCAATAACACAGATGCTCAATGGCTTGCTAACGAGTTGGCTAAAAATCTTAGGAACACCCTAGGACCCCACGGGTGGACATTCAACGTTGGTCAAGGGTTCATTCATGTGATAGCTCCTGCCAACGGCGAGATAGTCAACATATCAACCGAGGATGGATACGCAGACCAGCTAATTAACCCCGTCACGCACTACGCTCAGTCGTTCTCTAAGTTGCCACCAAACGCTCCAGACGGCTACATGGTTAAGATTGTTGGAGATTCCTCAAAGTCCGCTGACCAGTATTACGTTCAGTATGATGCCAGTCGTAAGGTATGGAAGGAAGTTGTTGGGTGGAACACCAAGCTGCACTACACTCATGCTACGATGCCTCACGCTCTCATTAGGGCCTCTGATGGTAACTTTGAATTCCAGACCATCTCGTGGAACCCTAGGGTGTGCGGTGATGCTGATACTAACCCGTATCCTTCATTCGTAGGCTCTACGATTAATGATGTCTTCTTCTTCCGTAACCGTTTAGGATTCCTTAGCGGAGAGAATATCATATTGAGTCGTACTGCAAAATACTTCAACTTCTTCCCAGCGTCGGTTGCTAACCTAAGTGATGATGACCCTATCGACGTAGCTGTGAGTACCAACCGAATCGCAATCCTTAAGTACGCCGTTCCGTTCTCAGAAGAGTTACTCATCTGGTCCGACGAAGCACAGTTCGTTCTTACAGCGTCAGGCACCCTTACATCAAAGTCAGTTGAGTTGAACCTAACGACTCAGTTTGACGTACAGGACCGAGCGAGACCTTTTGGGATTGGACGAAATGTCTACTTTGCTAGTCCGAGGTCCAGCTTCACGTCCATCCACAGATACTATGCTGTGCAGGACGTAAGTTCCGTTAAGAACGCTGAGGACATTACAGCACACGTTCCTAACTACATTCCAAATGGTGTGTTTAGTATTTGTGGTAGTGGTACCGAAAACTTCTGTTCTGTACTATCTCACGGGGACCCTAGCAAAATCTTCATGTACAAATTCCTGTACCTTAACGAAGAGCTAAGGCAACAGTCGTGGTCTCACTGGGACTTTGGGGCAAACGTGCAGGTTTTGGCATGTCAGAGCATCAACTCAGATATGTTCATTATTCTACGTAACGAGTTCAATACGTTCCTTGCGAGAGTTTCCTTTACGAAGAACGCCATTGACTTACAGGGAGAACCATATCGGGCCTTTATGGATATGAAGATTCGCTACACGATTCCAAGCGGAACGTACAACGATGACACCTACGAAACTTCCATTCACATACCAACCATTTATGGTGCTAACTTCGGGAGGGGCAAAATCACTGTATTGGAGCCTGATGGTAAGATAACCGTATTTGAGCAACCAACTGCTGGGTGGAACAATGACCCATGGCTGAGGCTTAGTGGTAACTTAGAGGGACGAACGGTATACATTGGGTTCAATATTAACTTCGTCTATGAGTTCTCTAAGTTTCTCATCAAGCAGACTGCCGACGATGGGTCAACCTCAACGGAAGACATTGGTCGCTTGCAGTTACGCCGAGCGTGGGTTAACTATGAGGAGTCTGGTACGTTTGACATTTATGTTGAGAACCAATCATCCAACTGGAAGTATACGATGGCTGGTGCTCGCTTAGGCTCTAACACTCTGAGGGCTGGGAGATTGAACTTAGGGACAGGACAATACCGATTCCCTGTGGTTGGTAACGCCAAGTTCAATACCGTGTCTATCTTGTCTGACGAGACTACCCCGCTGAACATCATTGGGTGTGGCTGGGAAGGTAACTACTTACGGAGAAGTTCCGGTATTTAATTAAGTGTTCTCCCTGTGGTGGTTCGAAATTAATACGACTCACTATAGGGAGAACAATACGACTACGGGAGGGTTTTCTTATGATGACAATAAGACCTACTAAAAGTACAGACTTTGAGGTATTCACTCCGGCTCACCATGACATTCTTGAAGCTAAGGCTGCTGGTATTGAGCCGAGTTTCCCTGATGCTTCCGAGTGTGTCACGTTGAGCCTATATGGGTTCCCTCTAGCCATTGGTGGTAATTGTGGGGACCAGTGCTGGTTCGTTACGAGTGACCAAGTGTGGAGACTTAGTGGAAAGGCTAAGCGAGAGTTCCGTAAGTTAATCATGGAGTATCGCGATAAGATGCTTGAGAAGTATGATACTCTTTGGAATTACGTGTGGGTAGGCAATACGTCTCACATTCGTTTCCTCAAGACTATCGGTGCGGTATTTCATGAGGAGTACACACGCGATGGTCAATTTCAATTATTCACAATAACGAAAGGAGGGTGATTATATGTGTTGGCCTGCTGCAATACCAATCGCACTAGCGGGTGCTCAGGCTATCGGTAGCCAGAACGCTCAAGCTAAAATGATAGCTTCGCAGACCGCCGCTGGTCGTCGTCAAGCAATTGAACTTATGAAGCAGACGAACATCCAGAATGCTGACCTATCGTTGCAAGCTCGAAGTAAACTTGAGGAAGCGTCCGCTGAGTTGACCTCGCAGAACATGCAGAAGGTCCAAGCTATGGGGTCTATCCGAGCGGCTATCGGAGAAAGTATGCTTGAAGGTTCCTCAATGGACCGAATTAAGCGAGTTACCGAGGGACAGTTCATTCGGGAAGCCAATATGGTAACTGAGAACTACCGCCGTGACTACCAAGCAATCTTCGCACAGCAACTTGGTGGCACTCAAAGTGCTGCAAGTCAGATTGACGAAATCTACAAGGGCGAACAGAAACAGAAGAGTAAGCTACAGATGGTTCTTGACCCACTGGCTATCATGGGGTCATCTGCTGCTAGTGCTTATGCGTCTGGGGCGTTCGACTCTAAGCCAACCACTAAGGCACCTATTGTTGCCGCCAAAGGAACTAAGACGGGGAGGTAATATTATATGAGCAAGATTGAATCTGCCCTTCAAGCCGCACAGCCGGGACTCTCTCGGTTACGTAGTGGCGCTGGTGGTATGGGCTACAGGGCAGCCTCAACGCAAGCTGAGCAACCTAAGTCCAGCCTATTGGACACCATTGGTCGGTTCGCTAAGGCCGGAGCCGATATGTATACCGCTAAGGAACAACGTGCTCGTGACCTAGCAGATGAACGCTCTAACGAGATTATCCGTAAGTTGACTCCTGAGCAACGCCGAGAGGCATTGAATAATGGGACTCTTCTGTATCAGGACGACCCATACGCTATGGAAGCACTTCGAGTCAAGACTGGTCGTAACGCTGCGTACCTAGTTGATGATGACGTTATGCAGAAGGTAAAAGAGGGTGTCTTCCGTACTCGTGAAGAGATGGAACAGTATCGCCACAGTCGTCTTCAAGAGGGCGCTAAGGCTTACGCTGAGCAGTTTGGGATTGACCCTGAGGACGTTGATTATCAGCGTGGTTTCAACGGGGACATCACTGAGCGTAACATCTCGCTGTATGGCGCACATGATAACTTCTTGAGTCAACAAGCTCAGAAGGGTGCCATCATGAATAGCCGAGTGGAACTCAACGGTGTCCTTCAAGACCCTGATATGCTTCGCCGCCCAGACTCTGCTGACTTCTTTGAGAAGTATATCGACAATGGTCTGGTTACTGGGGCAATCCCATCTGATGCTCAAGCCACACAGCTTATAAGCCAAGCGTTCAGTGACGCTTCTAGCCGTGCTGGTGGTGCTGACTTCCTGATGCGAGTCGGTGATAAGAAGGTAACACTTAACGGAGCCACGACTACTTACCGAGAGTTGATGGGTGAAGAACAATGGAATGCTCTTATGGTAACAGCACAACGTTCTCAATTTGAGAATGACGCTAAGCTGAACGAGCAGTATCGCTTGAAGATTAACTCTGCGCTGAACCAAGAGGACCCTCGTACTGCGTGGGAGATGCTTCAAGGTATCAAGGCTGAACTCGATAAGGTTCAACCTGATGAGCAGATGACACCGCAACGCGAGTGGCTAATCTCGGCACAGGAACAAGTTCAGAATCAGATGAACGCATGGACGAAGGCTCAAGCCAAAGCTCTGGATGACTCAATGAAGTCTATGAACAAACTTGACGTAATCGACAAGCAGTTCCAGAAGCGAATCAACGGTGAGTGGGTATCAACGGACTTCAAGGACATGCCAACAAACGAGAACACTGGTGAGTTCAAACATAGCGATATGGTTAACTACGCCAATAAGAAGCTCGCGGAGATTGACCGCATGGACATCCCAGATAGCGCCAAGGACATGATGAAGTTGAAATACCTTCAAGCTGACTCTAAGGACGGTGCATTCCGTACAGCAATCGGGACTATGGTAACAGATGCTGGTCAAGAGTGGTCTGCCGCTGTGATTAACGGTAAGTTACCTGACAATACCCCAGCTTTGGATGCTCTACGTAGAATCCGTAATGCCGACCCTCAGTTGATTGCTGCGCTATACCCAGACCAAGCTGAGTTATTCCTGACGATGGACATGATGGACAAGCAAGGTCTCGACCCTCAGCTTCTTCTTGATGCCGACCGACTGACTGTTAAGCGGTCCAAAGAGCAACGCTTTGAGGACGATAAAGCATTTGAGTCTGCACTGAATGCGTCTAAGGCTCCTGAGATTGCCCGTATGCCAGCGTCACTGCGCGAATCTGCACGTAAGATTTATGACTCGGTTAAGTATCGCTCAGGGAACGAAAGCATGGCTATGGAGCAGATGACCAAGTTCCTTAAGGAATCTACCTACACGTTCACTGGTGACGATGTGGACGGTGATACCATTGGTGTAATTCCGAAGAACATGATGCAAGTCAACTCTGACCCGAAATCATGGGAGCAAGGTCGTGATATTCTGGAGGAAGCACGTAAGGGAATCATTGCGAGCAACAATTGGATAGCCAACAAGCAACTGACCATGTATTCTCAAGGTGACTCCATTTACCTCATGGACACCACTGGTCAAGTCCGCGTCCGTTATGATAAAGAGTTACTCTCGAAGGTCTGGAGTGAGAACCAGAAGAAACTCGAAGAGAAAGCTCGTGAGAAGGCTCTGGCTGATGTGAACAAGCGAGCACCTATAGTTGCCGCTACGAAGGCCCGTGAAGCTGCTGCTAAACGAGTCCGAGAGAAACGTAAACAGACTCCTAAGTTCATCTACGGACGTAAGGAGTAACTAAAGGCTACATAAGGAGGCCCTAAATGGATAAGTACGATAAGAACGTACCAAGTGATTATGATGGTCTGTTCCAAAAGGCGGCTGATGCCAACGGGGTCTCTTATGACCTTTTACGTAAAGTCGCTTGGACAGAATCACGATTTGTACCCACAGCAAAATCTAAGACTGGACCATTAGGTATGATGCAGTTCACTAAGGCAACCGCTAAGGCCCTTGGTCTGCGAGTCACCGATGGTCCAGATGACGACCGACTGAACCCTGAGTTAGCTATCAACGCTGCTGCTAAGCACCTTGCAGGTCTGGTTGGTAAATTCGATGGTGATGAACTCAAAGCTGCCCTTGCGTATAACCAAGGCGAGGGACGCTTGGGTAATCCTCAACTTGAGGCGTACTCAAAGGGAGACTTCGCGTCCATCTCTGAGGAGGGGCGTAATTACATGCGTAGCCTTCTGGATGTTGCTAAGTCACCTATGGCTGGACAGTTGGAAACTTTTGGAGGTATCACCCCAAAGGGTAAAGGCATTCCGGCTGAGGTAGGATTGGCTGGAATTGGTCATAAGCAGAAGGTGACACAGGAACTACCTGAGTCCACAAGTTTTGACGTTAAGGGTATCGAACAGGAGGCTCCGGCGAAACCATTCGCCAAGGACTTTTGGGAGACCCACGGAGAAACGCTTGACGAATACAACAATCGTTCAACCTTCTTCGGATTCAAAAATGCTGCCGAAGCTGAACTCTCCAACTCAGTCGCTGGGATGGCTTTCCGTGCTGGTCGTCTCGATAATGGTTTTGACGTGTTTAAAGACACCATTACGCCGACTCGCTGGAACTCTCACATCTGGACTCCAGAAGAGTTAGAGAAGATTAGAACAGAGGTTAAGAACCCTGCGTACATCAACGTGGTAACTGGTGGTTCCCCTGAGAATCTTGATGACCTTATTAAGCTGGCTAACGAGAACTTTGAGAATGACTCACTAGCTGCCGAAGCTGGTCTAGGTGCAAAACTGAGTGCTGGTATTATTGGCGCTGGTGTGGACCCTCTTAGCTATGTCCCTATGGTCGGTGTCACTGGTAAGGGCTTTAAGTTAATCAATAAGGCTCTTGTAGTTGGTGCAGAAAGTGCTGCTCTGAACGTTGCATCCGAAGGTCTCCGTACCTCCGTAGCTGGTGGTGACGCAGACTACGCTGGTGCGGCCTTAGGTGGCTTTGTGTTTGGCGCTGGTATGTCTGCAATCAGTGACGCTATAGCTGCTGGACTTAAACGCAGTAAACCAGAAGCTGAGTTCGATAATGAGTTCATCGGCCCTATGATGCGGATGGAAGCCCGTGAGACAGCACGCAACGCCAACTCTGCTGACCTCTCTCGGATGAACACTGAGAACATGAAGTTTGAAGGTGAACATAATGGTGTCCCTTATGAGGACTTATCAACCGAGAAAGGTGCCGTGGTGTTACATGATGGCTCCGTTATAAGTGCAAGCAACCCAATCAACCCTAAGACCCTCAAAGAGTTCTCTGAGGTTGACCCTGAGAAGGCTGCGCGAGGAATCCAGCTTGCTGGGTTCACCGAGATTGGATTGAAGACCTTGGGGTCTGATGATGCTGATATTCGTAGAGTGGCTATCGACCTTGTTCGCTCCCCGACTGGCATGCAGTCTGGTGCCTCAGGTAAGTTCGGTGCAACAGCTTCTGACATCCATGAGAGACTGCATGGTACTGACCAGCGTACCTATAATGACCTGTACAAAGCTATGTCTGACGCTATGAAAGACCCTGAGTTCTCCACTGGCGGTGCTAAGATGTCCCGCGAAGAAACTCGCTACACTATCTATCGTAGAGCGGCACTAGCTATTGAGCGTCCAGAGTTGCAGAAGGTACTCACGCCATCTGAGAGAATCGTCATGGACATTATTAAGCGCCACTTTGACACCAAGCGTGAACTTATGGAGAATCCTGCAATCTTCGGCAATACGAAGGCTGTTAGTATTTTCCCTGAGAGTCGCCACAAAGGGACTTACGTTCCTCACGTTTACGACCGTCATGCTAAAGCACTGATGATTCAACGCTACGGTGCCGAAGGTTTACAGGAAGGTATTGCTCGTTCGTGGATGAACAGCTACGTCTCCAGACCTGAGGTCAAGGTCAGAGTTGATGAGATGCTGAAGGAATTACACGGGGTGAAGGAAGTAACGCCAGAGATGGTAGAGAAGTACGCTATGGATAAGGCTTATGGTATCTCCCATTCAGACCAGTTCACCAACAGTTCCATCATTGAAGAGAACATTGAGGGCTTAGTAGGTATCGAGAACAACTCATTCCTTGAGGCACGTAACTTGTTTGATTCGGACCTATCTATCACTATGCCAGACGGACAGCAATTCTCGGTGAACGACCTAAGGGACTTCGATATGTTCCGCATCATGCCAGCGTATGACCGCCGTATTAATGGTGACATCGCCATCATGGGGTCTACTGGTAAAACCACTAAGGAACTTAAGGATGAGATTTTGGCTCTCAAAGCGAAAGCTGAGGGTGACGGTAAGAAGACTGGCGAGGTTCATGCTCTAATGGATACCGTTAAGATTCTTACTGGTCGTGCTCGACGCAATCAGGACACTGTGTGGGAAACCTCACTGCGTTCCATCAATGACCTAGGGTTCTTCGCTAAGAACGCCTACATGGGTGCTCAGAACCTTACGGAGATTGCTGGTATGATTGCCACGGGCAACGTTCGTGCTCTAGGCCACGGTATCCCAATTCTGCGTGATACACTCTACAAGTCTAAACCAGTTTCCGCTAAGGAACTCAAGGAACTACATGCGTCTCTGTTCGGGAAGGAGGTGGACCAGTTGATTCGCCCTAAACGTGCTGACATTGTGCAGCGCCTAAGGGAAGCAACTGATACTGGACCTGCTGTGGCGAACATCGTAGGGACCTTGAAGTATTCCACACAGGAACTGGCTGCTCGCTCTCCGTGGACTAAGATGCTGAACGGGACCACTAACTACCTTCTGGATGCGGCACGTCAAGGTATGCTAGGGGACGTTATTAGTGCCACCCTAACAGGTAAGACTACCCGCTGGGAGAAAGAAGGATTCCTTCGTGGCGCCTCCGTAACTCCTGAGCAGATGGCTGGCATCAAGTCTCTCATCAAGGAACATATGGTCCGTGGCGAGGACGGGAAGTTTACCGTTAAGGACAAGCAAGCGTTCTCTATGGACCCCCGCGCTATGGACTTATGGCGACTTGCTGACAAGGTAGCTGATGAGGCAATGCTGCGTCCACATAAGGTGTCCTTACAGGATTCCCATGCATTCGGAGCATTAGGTAAGATGGTTATGCAGTTTAAGTCTTTCACTATCAAGTCCCTTAACTCTAAGTTCCTGCGAACCTTCTATGATGGATACAAGAACAACCGAGCGATTGACGCTGCGCTGACTGGTATCATCTCTATGGGTCTCGCTGGGGGTTACTACGCTATGGCTGCACACGTCAAAGCGTATGGGATGCCTAAGGAGAAACGTAAGGAGTACTTGGAGAGAGCACTGGACCCAACCATGATTGCCCACGCTTCGTTGTCTCGTAGTTCTCAATTGGGTGCTCCTTTGGCTATGGCTGACCTAGTTGGTGGTGTCTTAGGGTTCGAGTCCTCCAAGATGGCTCGCTCTACGATTCTACCTAAGGACACCATGAAGGAACGTGACCCAAACAAACCGTACACCTCTAGAGAGGTAATGGGAGCTATGGGTTCAAACCTTCTGGAACAGATGCCTTCTGCTGGCTTTGTGGCTAACGTAGGGGCTACCTTAATGAATGCTGCTGGCGTGGTAAACTCACCTAACAAAGCAACCGAGCAGGACTTCATGACTGGCTTGATGAACTCTACCAAGGAGTTAGTACCTAACGACCCTCTTACTCAACAGCTTGTGATTAAGATTTATGAGGCCAATGGTGTTAACTTGAGGGAGCGTAGGAAATAATACGACTCACTATAGGGAGAGGCGAAATAATCTTCTCCCTGTAGTCTCTTAGATTTACTTTAAGGAGGTCAAATGGCTAACGTAATTAAGACAGTTTTGACTTACCAGTTAGATGGCTCCAATCGCGATTTTAATATTCCGTTTGAGTATCTAGCCCGTAAGTTCGTAGTGGTAACTCTTATTGGTGTAGACCGCAAGGTCCTTACGATTAATACAGACTACCGTTTTGCTACTCGCACCACTATCTCATTAACCAAGGCTTGGGGTCCAGCTGACGGGTATACTACCATCGAGTTGCGACGAGTAACCTCCACGACCGACCGCTTGGTTGACTTTACGGACGGCTCAATCCTCCGTGCGTATGACCTTAACGTAGCTCAGATTCAAACAATGCATGTGGCAGAAGAGGCCCGTGACTTAACTGCTGATACTATTGGTGTCAACAACGATGGTCACTTGGATGCCCGTGGTCGTCGAATCGTTAACCTAGCAAACGCTGTGGATGACCGTGATGCTGTTCCACTTGGTCAACTTAAGGTCATGAACCAGAACTCTTGGCAAGCACGAAATGAAGCCTTACAGTTCCGTAATGAGGCTGAGACTTTCCGAAACCAAGCGGAAGGCTTTAAGAACGAGTCTGGTACCAACGCTGCTAATACGAAGCAGTGGCGCGATGAGACTAATGGGTTCCGTAATGAGGCTGAACAGTTCAAGAATACTGCTGGTCAATATGCGACATCTGCTGGGAACTCTGCTACTGCTGCACACCAATCTGAGGTAAACGCTGGAAACTCAGCTACGGCCTCAGCGGATTCTGCGGCTTCTTCAAAACAGCAAGCAGACCGAGCGAAGCAGGAAGCAGACAAGCTGGGAAACTGGAACGCCCTTGCTGGTACTGTAGATAGCGTTCAGGGTGATAGTGTATTCTGGAAAGGAGGAGGCTATTGGGTTGGAGGTCCCGTATACCAACTACAAACGAACCACGCGTTTAGGTTCCGTATGGGTCTTTGGGAAGAAGGCGACTTCCTTAAGTCTGACTTCGCTATGGACCGACCGGACGGTATAGGGTTCATAGAGTATGCAGCGGACAAGACTGGGCAACATCGTCACCAGATTCGACTTAATCAGTTAACAATAGCTGGCGGTGTATTAGAGTCAGATGCTGATGATCGCATAGCTCACGCTTTCGCTGACCAGTACAACACTAAAGCTCCTTTCTTCCAACAGATTCATGTACAGTCTACAAGCTCATATCACCCAATAATAAAGCAACGAACTTACCAATCTGGACGGTGGGCAGGATGCTGGTCTATCGGTACATTACTGACTAGTACGTCTCCGTCATTCCACGTACATATGAAAGACGAAGGGGCAGGTGATAAACTTTGGACGTTCAATACCAATGGAGACTTCCGCGTCCCTGGGGAGATTTGGGCCGATGGTGGACGTGTGGTTGTACGGAATGGCTCTTTTGACCCTGAGGGTAGAGTTTGGGGTAATGTGTATGATACCGGATACCTAGATGACTGGGTTCGAAGACATTTCATAGGGGATGTCTACCTAGGTCCTCAATCGTGGCAACAACAAACTGGAGGTTATCAGGACATTATAGCACCAGCTGGGCATGTGCAAACAGGTACAACCGCTAGTAATGGAGCCGTTGCGGGTATCTTTGTAAGACCGGTATGGCTTGGTTTCCATAACGGCACAAGAAGAATCATTGCGTCACAGTAAGGAGGGACCATGAGAGTATTTTCTAACTGGAAGTGGACCGAAGGGTCTTACTTTGGAAAACCAATCTATGAGATTCGTGACCACAGTAACGTTGATTGGTACACCTTAATGGATGAACTAGATGAGCGCCAAGAAACATGGGTGGTAGGTATTGGACCTAGCGGCGACGTTATGTGGTTCACTGATGGACCCGTGTCTGGACTGTACGTGCCTGTAGATGGGGGGACCGTTGTAGTAACTGATTCTTTCGAGTTCTCTGACAACTGGAGAGGGTGCACATGGGACGGTAAGAAATTCCATGCACCAGAAGAAGTCCAGAAGCGAACTAAGGAGGACATTGAGCAGGACTTACTGAAACTCATGGCTGAGTTGAAGGGTCTGGAATAATCATGTCAAGGAAAGACGTGTAGTCCACGGAAGGACTCTCACAAGGAGGACACATGCTGTCTTTAGATTTTAACAATGAGTTAGTCAAGGCTGCACCTATTGTTGGCACAGGTGTGGCTGATGGCGCTGCGAGGCTTTTCTTCGGGCTGAGTCTTAATGAGTGGTTCTACGTTGCCGCTATTGCCTACACAGTGGTTCAGATTGGTGCCAAGGTAGTCGATAAGATGATTGACTGGAAGAAAGCCAATAAGGAGTGATGTATATGGAAAAGGATAAGAGCCTTATTACGTTCTTAGAGATGTTGGACACTGCGATGGCTCAGCGTATGCTTGCTGATTTATCCAATGATGAGCGTCGGACTCCTCAACTCTATAATGCTATTAACAAACTGTTAGACCGCCACAAGTTCCAGATTGGCAAGTTGCAGCCGGATGTTCACATCTTGGGTGGCCTTGCTGGTGCTCTTGAAGAGTACAAAGAGAAAGTCGGTGATAACGGTCTTACGGATGACGATATTTACACATTACAGTGATATACTCAAGGCCACTACATATAGTGGTCTTTATGGATGTCATTGTCTACACGAGATGCTCCTACGTGAAATCTGAAAGTTAACGGGAGGCATTATGCTGCAATTTTTACGTAAGCTAATCCCTTGGGTTCTCGCTGGGATGTTATTCGGATTAGGATGGCATCTAGGGTCGGACTCAACGGACGCTAAATGGAAACAGGAGGTACACAATGAGTACGTTAAGAGAGTTGAGGCTACGGCGAGCACTCAAAGAGCAATCAATGAAATATCGGCTAAGTATCAAGAAGACCTTGCCGCGCTGGAAGGGAGCACTGATAGGATTATTTCTGATTTGCGTAGCGACAATAAGCGGCTGCGTGTCAGAGTCAAAACTACCGGAGCCTCCGATGGTCAGTGTGGATTCGAGCCTGATGGTCGAGCCGAACTTGACGACCGAGATGCTAAACGTATTATCGCAGTGACCCAGAAGGGTGACGCATGGATTCGTGCGTTACAGGATACTATTCGTGAACTGCAACGTAAGCAGGAAACCAAGTAAGGAGGTAATGTGTCTACTCAATCCAATCGTAATGCGCTCGTAGTGGCGCAACTGAAAGGAGACTTTGTGGCGTTCCTGTTCGTCTTATGGAAGGCGTTAAACCTTCCGGTGCCCACTAAGTGTCAGATTGACATGGCTAAGGTGCTGGCGAATGGGGAGAACAAGAAGTTCATCTTACAGGCTTTCCGTGGTATCGGTAAGTCGTTCATCACGTGTGCGTTCGTTGTGTGGTCCTTATGGAGAGACCCTCAGTTGAAGATACTTATCGTATCAGCCTCTAAGGAACGTGCAGACGCTAACTCCATCTTCATCAAGAACATCATTGAACTGCTGCCGTTTCTCAGTGAGTTGAAGCCGAGACCCGGACAGCGTGATTCTGTAATCAGCTTTGATGTTGGTCCTGCTAATCCAGACCACTCGCCGAGCGTGAAGTCAGTAGGTATCACTGGTCAGTTAACAGGTAGCCGTGCTGATATTATCATTGCGGATGACGTTGAGGTTCCGTCTAACAGTGCGACTATGGGTGCCCGTGAGAAGCTATGGACTCTCGTTCAGGAGTTCGCTGCGTTACTTAAGCCACTGCCGTCTTCTCGCGTTATCTACCTTGGAACACCTCAGACTGAGATGACTCTCTATAAGGAACTTGAGGATAACCGTGGGTATACCACTATCATCTGGCCTGCCTTGTACCCAAGGACGCGTGAAGAGAACCTCTATTACTCTCAGCGTCTGGCACCAATGCTCCGTGCGGAGTACGAGGAGAATCCTGAGGCGCTGGCTGGAACTCCTACAGACCCTGTGCGCTTTGACCGTGATGACCTTCGTGAGCGTGAATTGGAATATGGTAAGGCTGGTTTCACACTACAGTTCATGCTTAACCCGAACCTGAGTGATGCCGAGAAGTACCCTCTGAGGCTCCGTGACGCTATCGTAGCGGCCTTAGACTTAGAGAAGGCACCAATGCATTACCAATGGCTTCCGAACCGTCAGAACATCATTGAGGACCTTCCTAACGTGGGCCTTAAGGGTGACGACCTGCATACATACCATGAGTGCTCGAATAACTCTGGTCAGTATCAACAGAAGATTCTGGTCATTGACCCAAGTGGTCGTGGTAAGGATGAGACAGGTTACGCTGTACTGTACACCCTCAACGGTTATATCTACCTCATGGAAGCTGGAGGTTTCCGTGATGGTTACTCCGATAAGACCCTTGAGTTGCTCGCTAAGAAAGCTAAGCAATGGGGAGTCCAGACGGTTGTCTACGAGAGTAACTTCGGTGACGGTATGTTTGGTAAGGTATTCAGTCCTATCCTTCTTAAACACCACAACTGTGCTATGGAAGAGATTCGCGCCCGTGGTATGAAGGAGATGCGTATTTGTGATACCCTTGAGCCAGTCATGCAGACTCACCGCCTTGTCATTCGTGATGAGGTCATTAGGGCAGACTATCAGTCCGCTCGTGACATAGACGGTAAGCATGACGTTAAGTATTCACTGTTCTACCAGATGACTCGCATCACTCGTGAGAAAGGCGCTCTGGCCCATGATGACCGATTGGATGCCCTTGCGTTAGGCATTGAGTATCTCCGTGAGTCCATGCAACTGGATTCCGTTAAGGTCGAAGGTGAAGTGCTTGCTGACTTCCTTGAGGAACACATGATGCGTCCTACGGTTGCCGCTACGCACATCATTGAGATGTCTGTAGGAGGAGTTGATGTGTACTCTGAGGACGATGAGGGTTACGGTACGTCTTTCATTGAGTGGTGATTTATGAGGCCAAGGAAGGCCGCTTTAAGGAGGTAATATGATAAGCAAGAAGAAGTATGTTGTCGATAAGGAGACTGGTTGCTGGAACTTTAAGGGATGTAAGACGAAGACTGGTTATGGTCGTATTCGTGTGAATGGGGTACATTGGATGGCCCACAGGTATTCCCTGAGTTGTCACCTAGGTAGACCGATAGCTGACGGAATGGTTGTGATGCACCTGTGTGATAACCCTTCATGTGTTAACCCTGAGCACCTTAAGGAAGGGACTCAGAAGGAGAACATAGAGGACTGCATCCAGAAAGGTCGCGCAACAAAGGCCACAGGTAAACGCGATGTGTCTAAGAGAGACCCTAGCGAGGAACGTAAGGCTATCGTTATTCGCAGATACCATAAAGGCTGGACAGCAACGTCCATAGCCAGATACCATAAGCTCTCTGTGGCGTGGGTCAAGAGTGTAATTGAGGCTTACCTAAGTGATTGATATTTGAAATTAGTGATACAGGTCTAAGTATATGATTCTAGACCGTTATTCTAATTCGACTCACTATAGGGAGAAGCCTACCTAAAGATAACTATAAGACTTAAAGTGTCCTATAAGGTAGGTTGTTATTATTGTTAATACAACCAACATAAAGGGAGGAGACTCATGTTCCGCTTATTGTTGAACCTACTGCGGCATAGAGTCACCTACCGCTTTCTTATGGTACTTTGTGCTGCCATTGGTTATGCAGCTTTTAGTGGGGACCTCAGTTCGCTGGAGTCTACCGTTTGCTCTTTACTCACTTGTGTTGATTAGGGTCTTACTGACCGACTGATGGCTCACCGAGGGATTCAGCGGTATGATTGCATCACACCACTTCATCCCTATAGAGTCAAGTCCTAAGGTATACCCATAAAGAGCCTCTAATGGTCTATCCGTAAGGTCTATACCTAAAGATAGGCCATCATATTAGTGTCACCTAAAGAGGGTCTTAGAGAGGTCCTGAGGAGTCCCTAGAGGGTCCTTTAAAATATACCATAAAAATCTGAGTGACTATCTCACAGTTTAAGAACCCAAAGTTCCCCCCATAGGGGTCCCTAAAGCCCAGCCAATCACCTAAAGCCAACCGAAGGTTGACCTTGAGGGGTTCCCTAAGGGTTGGGATGACCCTTTAGTTGTCTCTTTGGGTTTACCTTGAGTGTCTCTTCTTGTCCCT